TCGGTTACTATAATTAACGATACGGACTTTAATGTACGTAACTCTTTTGAACAGTGGATGAACGGTATTAACCAACATAAACAGAATACAGGTTTAACACAGCCTAGTTCTTATATGGCGGATATGATCGTTGAGCAACTGGACAAAGATGGTACAGTAGAGAAAACTTATAACATTCGTGGTACTTTCCCTACTAACTTAGGTGCAATTGAACTAAGTTATGATAGTGAGAATGCTATTGAAGAGTTTGAAGTTGAACTACAGATACAATACTGGGAGTCTAACAAGACAACGTAAATCATCGATATAACATAAGGAGTGCCTTCGGGCACTCTTTTCTAAGTGTTATAAATAATATTTAGAAAAGAGTGAATTAGGACAATTAAAAAATATGGCAGAAAGCAGATCACTATTTGGCTTTGAGTTTAAACGAAAAGCAATAGAAACAGAAAAGAAACCAGTATCGTTTACCCCAGATAACGAGGATGGTGCATACGAGATATCACCAACTGGTGGTTATTTTGGTCAATACATGGATCTCAATGGAGATCAGTACAAGAATGATAAAGATCTAATCATGAAGTACCGTTCGGTAGCTACATATCCTGAAGTAGATATGGCTATTGAAGATATATGTAATGAAGCAATCACTGATGAGAATGGTATTATTGCTACACTAAACTTAGATAATTTAGATCAGGCAGATAATGTTAAAGATCTTATTCAAGAAGAATTTCAAAGAATTCTTAATTTAACTAACTTCTCAAATACAGCATACGATACATTTAGACGTTGGTATATTGATGGACGTTTATTTTATCATTGTATTATTAATCCAAATAAGACTGAGGCTGGATTATTAGAGCTAAGGCAAGTCGATCCTACAAAAATTCGTAAAATCAAAGAGACTGAGAAGGTAAAAGATCCTAAAACTGGTGCTGATCTTGTAAAAGAGATTGGTGAATACTATTTGTTTCAAGATGATACAATGACAAATAGCGGCGAAGGATTAAAGATTAATACTGATGCTATTATTCAAGTTAACTCAGGAATGTTAAATGAAGAACGCAATAAAGTTGTAGGTTACTTAAATAAAGCCCTTAAACCTATTAACCAATTAAGTATGATGGAAGACTCGTTAGTTATCTATCGTATATCGAGAGCACCTGAAAGACGTATATTTTATATAGACGTTGGTAATTTACCTAAAGGTAAAGCAGAAGAATATTTAAATAATACAATGAATAGATATCGTAATAAGATCGTATATGATCCTAGTACTGGTGCTATTAAAGATGAGAAAGTTCATCGTAATATTATGGAAGACTTCTGGTTACCACGTAGAGAAGGTGGTCGTGGTACTGAGATTGATACTCTACCTGGTGGTTCAAACCTTGGTGAGATTGAAGATATTCAATACTTCCAAAACAAATTATATAGGTCTTTAAACATACCTATGTCAAGATTGACTGAAGCAGATGCATTTTCTGTTGGTCGATCTTCAGAAATTACGCGTGACGAGCTTAAATTTCAGAAATTTATTGATCGTATTCGTAATAAGTTCTCAACACTATTCTATGAAGCACTGAAAAGGCAGTTAATCCTTAAAAAGATTATTGTGCCAAGTGACTGGGTAAATATCCGCGAGCAGATAGTAGTTGAGTTTTCCAGAGATAATTACTATGCTGAACTTAAGGATGCAGAAATCCTTAAGGAACGTATAGAAACTCTTCAAATGATGGATGAATATATAGGTACGTTCTGGTCTAAAGACTGGGTACGTAGAAATATTCTTAAATTGGATGATGAGGATATTAAACAAATTGCTAAAGATAATAAGGAAGATCCGTTAGAACCTGGTGATATTAACCCAGATTTATCGGGTGCGACCATATAAACATATCGTATACAAAAAGTTTACTGGAAATAAACAATTTTATAAATACTATACAGAGAGATTATGAGCACAAGAGACTTAATTGACAATATAAAAACGGGCGATGCGCAAACTAGTAATAATACTTTTAATAGTATTATGCATGATAAACTGATTGACGCATTGGATAATCATAAACAAGAAGTTGCTTCTAAAATGTATGGAGCATCTGATGACGCTCCTGCAGTTGAAGAACCTGCTGCGGAGACGGAAGTCGAAACAGGAGAAGTTGTAACAGATGCTGACGTTTAAGGAATCATTTAATGAAGTATTAGAAGCTAAATTAAAGCTCCCGAAAGGTGAAAAGGTAGCCAAGGAATTAACCAAACTTGGAAAGAAAAAGAATGTGACTGCTGTTATCACAAGCAAGTTTAATCTTTATATTGATGGCGTTAAGCTTGATAAGTTTAAAGATATGGCTAGTGCTGAAAAAGCAGTAAAAGAATTCATCAAATTAATGGGAGCATAAATGAAGTTAATCACAGAATATACTCAGACGCAGCTAGGTTATTCTATCCAAGAGGATAAGAAAACTGGCAAGAAGAGTACCTTTTTAGAAGGTGTTTTTATGCAAGCTGAGAATAAGAACAAAAACGGTAGAATTTATACGCGTGAAGTTCTTACAAAGGCCGTTGACAAATTTGTCAATGAGCAAGTTATTACAGGTCGAGCAGTAGGTGAATTGAATCACCCTGACGGCCCTTCCATTAATTTGGATAAAGTTTCTCACAGAATTACCGAACTTAATTGGGACGGTAATAATGTGATGGGAAAAGCACTTATTTTGGATACACCTATGGGACAGATTGTAAAAGGTCTTGTTGAAGGTGGCGTTCAACTAGGAGTGTCAAGTCGTGGTATGGGAAGCCTTAGTATGAAAGACGGAGTTAACTATGTAGCAGATGATTTTATGCTGAACACAGTTGATATCGTTCAAGATCCATCCGCCCCTAATGCATATGTAAATGGCATTATGGAAGGAGTATCCTATGAAATGGATAGACCGGGTCATTTCGTTAAGGTAATTGATGAAGGTGAGACAGAAGTGAAAGAATCTAAAGAGACGTTCTCGGAAGAGCAACAATCTGCAGGTTTTGAGCATTTCCTCTCTAAACTATAATCTCTATAGGAGAAAACATAATGTCTGAATTAAAAGACGAAATTGTTGAAGATGTAGCAGAGGTTATCGTAGAGGATACGGAAGTAGAAGCAACGGTGGAAACACCAGAAGCACCTCTTACGGAAGCTCGTACAGTATCAGCAATACAAGCCTCAATGACAGGAATGTCTAAAGAGGGCCTTGACGCGATCTTCGAAGCAGCGAAAAAAGCAGAAGCGAAAGCTAAAGTGGAAGACGATGAAGAAGAAGAGGACGATGAAGGTGATGAAGATGAAGGCGATGTAGAAATGGAAGGTAAAAGCAAGAAAGAGTCTAAGAAATCTAAGACTGAAGCTGATGACCCGAAGGCTAATAAGACTAGTAAGAAGAAAGTCAAAACAGACGACGGATCTGAAATTGAAGTAACGGAAAAGAAATTTAAAGAAGATGTTGAAGCGTTAATTAAAGACGAAGACACGTTATCTGAAGGTTTCAAAGCGAAAGCTGAGACTATTTTCGAAGCTGCTCTACAAAGCAAAATCATCGCTGAAACAGCAAAATTAGAAGAGAGATATGCTTCTGATCTAGCTGGTGAAGTTGAAGCTATTAAAGAAGATTTAGTTGACAAGGTTGACGGTTACTTAACATATGTAGTCGAAAACTGGATGAAGGATAACGAAGTTGCGATTGAGCATTCTTTGAAGTCTGAAATCACTGAGTCATTCATTGATTCACTAGGTCAGTTATTTAGTGAGCATCACATCAATGTGCCTGCAGATAAAGGAGACATCTTAGATGCTCTATCTGAAGAAGCAAAAGATGCTAAAGCTCAGTTAAATGATGCGACTGCTAATGCAATGGATCTTGCTGAGAAAGTTAAAGCTTTCGAACGTAAAGATATTGTTGCTGAAGCATGTAAAGGCTTAGCGGCAACTGAAGAAGCAAAATTAAAAGAGTTAATTGAAGGTGTTGAAGCTGACGATAACGAATCTTTTGCAACTAAAGTAGCGACAATTAAGGAATCTTACCTTAATAAAGATACCACGGTAGAAGCAACTCCGGAAGTTGATGCTATTACTGAGGATACACAAGAACCAAAAGTTGTTGATGCAAATATGCAACAATACCTTAGCGCAATTGAGCGCACACAATCCATCTAATAGGAGAATTTTAAATGGAACAAATTAATCAAACAATGTTACAGGAAAAATGGGCTCCTGTACTTGATTCACAAGAAGCCGGCAAAATCGGTGACGCGCATAGACGTAAAGTTACTGCTGTCGTTCTTGAGAACCAAGAAAAAGCATTTGCAGAAGAGAGAGGACAACAACATATCTCTGAAGCAGCTGCAGCCAATGCCACTGTTGCAGGTGGTGGTGGTAATATGGCAAATTGGGATCCTGTCCTAATTAGCTTAGTAAGACGTGCAACTCCTGCAATGTTAGCATTTGATCTAGTTGGCGTACAGCCAATGACTGGACCAACTGGCCTAATCTTTGCAATGAAATCACGTTACTCAACTCAAGGTGGTACTGAAGCGTTATTTAACGAAGCAGATACTGAATTTTCAGGTGCTTCAAACGGTTCAGAATTAAAAGGTTCTGATCCTTTTGCTGGTGATACATCTACTGTATCTCCTGCTCCTGCAGCTTTAGACGATTCTGATACAGTTGATGACTATACACCTGGTGGTGGTAATGCTACGGCAACTGCTGAAGCTCAAGGAACTAGTGGTTCACCTGCTATTCCTGAAATGGCGTTCTCAATTGAAAAGACTACTGTGACTGCAAAGTCTCGTGCTCTTAAAGCTGAGTACACAACTGAATTAGCACAAGACCTTAAAGCTATTCATGGTCTTTCTGCTGAGACAGAACTTGCGAATATCCTTTCAACTGAAATTTTGGCTGAAATGAATCGTGAGATCGTTCGTTTAGTAAACCTTAACTCAGTAACATCTACTCGCGGTGCATCTGCTGGTGTATGGAATGCAACTAACGCACCTGATAACGGTGGTGCTAGATGGTCAGTTGAGCGTTATAAAGCTCTAGCTCAAGCTATTCAGCATGAAGCTAACCAAATTGCTGTTTCTACTCGTCGTGGAAAGGGTAACTGGGTAATCGTATCTAACAACGTTGCTGCGGCTCTAAATGCTGCTGGCGTTATGGATACTGGTTTAGGTCTACAAGGTCCAAATACTTTAGATTCAGATGTAACTGGAACTCTAATGGCTGGTACTATATATGGTTCTATGAAAGTATATATCGATCCATATGCGACTGTAGATTATTTCAACGTTGGTTATAAGGGTACTAACCCGTATGACGCTGGAATGTTCTATTGCCCATACGTACCATTAAGCATGATGAAGACAATTGGTGAGAATGATTTCCAACCAAGAATCGGATTCAAGACTCGTTACGGTATTGCTGACAATCCATTTGTCACAGCTGGTGCTGGTAACAACGTATACTACAGAAAACGTAAGGTTACTAGCCTGTAATTTTCTAAATATACACAGTGAAATCCCCCTTAATTGGGGGATTTTTCTTTATAAATAACATTATGCCAAACTTTTTAAATCCATCGTCGTTTGTTTTAACTCTAGATAGCCAGTCTTATTCTGGAGCAGAATTTACGATTCAAACAATGATCCTTCCAGATGTATCTGCTACAGGTGCAGAATTAAACTATCAACAAATCAATGTAGGAAGAGCCAGTGATAAAATCACTTTTGGTACATTTGAAATATCATATCTTATTGATGAAGATCTTTTAAACTATAAAGAGATCTTTGATTGGATGAAATCAAATGTGGAAACAAAACATTCAACTACTACAAGCTCAGACCATTACCGTGATATGACACTTACTGTAATGAACTCGGCAAACAATGTAACAAAACAAATCAAATTTGTAGATGCTTACCCGACAAGTCTTTCATCTATTCCATTTGATATCACGACAACTGATGTAGAATATCTTACAGCAGTTGCATCTTTCTCATATTCTTATTATACATTCATATAAACTATGGAAACTAAATTGGTTATGTGGACATGTGTCTGCATGGTGTTTATGTTGAGCTTTATGTATGGCGCTATGAATTTAATAGCAAGTTATGTACATTAGGTAAAACTATGATATAATAGGTCTATGGCCGAAATGAAAAATTATAAGATTATAAACAATGCTATAAGTAAAGAGTTGGCAGGCTTTATATACGATTACTTTTTAATTAAAAGAAGAGTTGCTCGAAAGTTATTTGATGATGGATATATCTCACCAGATACACCTGACTTCGGTGTATGGAGCGATAAACAAATACCAAATACATATTCGCATTATGCTGATATCGTAATGGAAACACTATTAGAAAAAATTAAACCTGTTATGGAAAAAAATACAGGATTAAAAGTTTTACCTACATATACATATGCTAGAATATACAAGAAAGGTGATATATTAAAAAGACATAAAGATAGACCATCGTGTGAAATATCCACTACAATAAATTTAGGCGGTGATAGCTGGCCTATATATCTAGAACCTTCAGGTGAGAAAGGAAAAGAAGGTGTAAAAGTTAATTTAAACCCTGGTGATATGTTGATATATCGTGGGTGTGAATTAGAACATTGGCGAGAAGCTTTTGAAGGTGATAATTGTGGTCAAGTGTTTCTTCACTATAATGACGCAAATAGCTCCGAAGGGCAAAAGAATATATATGATGGTAGACCATTTATTGGGTTGCCTCAGAAGTATAAAAAGAAACTATAAATAACTATATTATTATGAATATTGAACAAGTACTAGAAATGTGGAAGGAAGATTCCATAATAGATGATTTAAAATTAGATGACACTACTATTAAGATGGCACGTGTGCATAGTAAGTACTTAGAGTTAATTACTATCTCTAAGATGCGTAGAAAGAAAAAAGATCTTGACTATAAAACGTTGCTTAAAGATAAGTGGTTATATTATAATGGTAAACTATCTAAAGATCAGATAGATGCATTTAAATGGGAATACGATCCATTTGGTGGTTTGAATAAACCATTGAAAGGTGATATGAATTATTATTATGATGCAGATACTGATATCCAAAAAGCTCAAGCAGCACTTGAATATGATAAGGTTCTTATTGAAACATTAGAAGAAATTATGTCTACTATACGGTGGAGACATCAAAACATTGGTAATATAATTAAATGGAGATCCTTTGAAGCAGGAGTTTGATAAGAAAACACTCGAGCTATTATTGATAAACTATACTAATATCAATAATGATTTAAGAAAGCCATGTGCTGAGAAATCTAAGTTTGAGAAGTTAATCAAAGAAACAACAGAAGCATTAGCAAAAGCTAAAGACCCTATTGTATATAAAGATGGAATGACTGCAATGGAATTTGCCATACACTTAGCACATGGAAGAAATAACACTACAAACTAAAGATGCAGCATTCCTTTATGTTGATTGTGACGATAAAGGAATCATACAAGAACTAGCAGAGTATTTTACATTCTTTGTTCCTGGTTATAAATTCATGCCACAGTTTAGAAATAAAATGTGGGATGGTAAGGTAAGACTACTTAATCTAAGAGACCAATCTATATATTCTGGTCTATACAAATATATTAAATCATTTGCTGCAGATAGAAATATAGCAGTAAAAATTTTACCTCATGGTATTAAGTCAGAGGCTAACCTTCCTGGTGCACATCAAGAAGTCGATATGTCTTTTATCGATGAATATATATTACCATTCAAGCCAAGAGATTACCAGTTAGATGCAGTACAATATGCACTTGAGAATAAGCGAGGATTATTAGTAAGTCCTACAGCCTCAGGTAAATCTTATATCATATATCTTATGATGAGATACTACTTAGATATGAGCTATGACCATATTGCAGATAAGGTATTACTAATTGTTCCTACTACATCACTTGTTAAACAAATGGTGGGAGACTTTGCGAAGTACTCAGAACATGACGCGTTGTTTGATGCAGAAGGTATGTGCCACGAAATTATGGCTGGTAAAGATAAAGGTCATAAGACTAAAAAGATCTATGTGTCTACATGGCAATCTATATACAAAATGCAGAAAGGATATTTCGAACAGTTTGGTATGGTTATTGGTGATGAGGCTCATGGATTTAAAGCTAAATCACTTACAAGTATCCTAACTAAATGTGTGAATGCAAATTATCGATATGGCTTAACAGGTACATTAGATGGTACACAAACACATAAGCTTGTC